TCGAATCGACTCAAGGTTGCCTTGCCGAGCGTTGGCAGGGTGCGGCTTGATTGTGTCGACGCCGACCAACTCGTACTGGCTTTCGGATACTTCGGTCACTTCGCTGCTCCTTCTTCGTCTAGTCGCTCTCGGCGTCGGCGGAGTTCTGTGTATACCGTCTGGCTCACCACGCCGCAGGCGACGGCGATCTTCTTCTGTGAAAGGCCTCGCCGGTTCAACTCGGCCCAGATCTCTCGTCGAGTGTTGCCGCGCATGGCTACTTCGGTCAGCAGGAGCCTCATTTCCTCAGTGTGGCCCTGAGCCGCCTTGACCAGTTCTTCAGTCGTTTCGTTCACTTACCCTCCCATCGCTCTTACGTTGGCTGCGATTGTTCGTAATGAATCCATTCGTGCTCGGAGTGTTATGAGTTTCTGTTGCGTCGCCTTCTCCCGAGCCTCCAATAACTTGAACCGGCGGCTCTCCTCCTTCGCTGTGAACGACGCCCACGCCTCTTTCACCGACGCGGTCTTGTATCGCGGGTGATCAACTGTCGTCACCATCGCCCGCCAGAACCTCTCTTTGAAGTCGGACTCTGCAACTGCTCGCTCCTCGGAAATCTTCTCGTACTCCTCAGTGGTGGCGTCTAACTGCTCGCCGAGGCGAAAGAGCAACTCCTCGACATCGACTTGTGTGACCGGTGACGTTCGCACCGCTAGAACGGTTCCTCACCGGCCGGAAAGTCGGTGCGTTCCATCGCTGATTTGCCATCCGGCTTCGGGAACCCGCCGCCCTGCTTCACACGCTCCACGCTCGCTGTTGCCCACCGCAGGCTCGGGGCTACATCGTCGGCGACGATCTTCACCTTCGACCGCTTCTCCCCTTCCTTGTTCTCCCACGACTCCTGCTCAACACGGCCATAGACGATCACTCGCTGGCCCTTCTCCAACGACTCCGCTACATGCTCGGCGAGGTCGCGCCAGCAGGTCACGTCGAAGAAGGAGACGACGTTGTTGTCGTTTCGATCCTTCCGGTTCCATGCCACACCAAACGCCGTCACCGCGACGCCGTTGGACGTGAACTTCAGTTCAGGGTCACGAGTGAGGTTGCCCACAATCGTCACCGTGTTGTCGTATGCCATCTGTTGTCCTCTCAATCATCGGTATCTCTGCGACGGCGACGTTCGTCGTGCCGCTGTGCTAGTTGCTGTGCTTGCTCATCCGGCGGTACGGGTGGCACGTCCGAGAAGTCGCGCCTCTTGAGCCGGTCCTTGAGTTTTCTCACCTCTGCTAACCCTCTCTCTCGGTCTGCCTTCGACAAGTGTTCCGCTGCCACGGCTAGTCGCTCGCCGTCGCTTCTGTGATGACGACCCGCAAGCCGTCACGCCCTATGACTTGCGTCGGGTAGAAGCAGATCGCCTTCACATGCTCCGGGTCGTCGTCGGCTACTACACCGGCGTCGACTAGGCCGTCGATAGCGGCCTTGACAGCCGGGTAGCACGCGGCGACATCCTGTATCCCGCGTCGGTTGACCGCTAGCGGAACGGCGGCGATTCGGACAGCCTCCATCTTCGGCACTCGCTGTTCGCGCGCCAGCCACCCGAACGTCTCTCGTGTTTCCTTCACCCGCTGCGCTCGTGTGTAGTAGTGCCAGCGTCGCTCGGCGTTCGTCGTCCAAGGGCGCGCCGTATCTTCAAGCCTCCACGACGCCGGAATCCGAGTGTTCTCAATCACCGCCCCTAGCCTACCCCCTCTTAGACCGCAACAGCCCGATACTCGCAGCCGCAGCAGGATGAGCGTGAATCCAGTCGTGGCAAGACCGGCAGACAGCGACCGTGTTCGCCGGGTCCACGATGCTGCCGCCGCGCGCTCGGGTCACCGGCTCGTGCAAGTCCACGGCCACACCCGCACACAGCGACCGGTGGCCTCCGAACCGGATCGTCACCCCAGCCTCACACAGTTCCCGTCGGGCCAGTTCCTCGCGGACCATCGTCCGACGCTGTCGCTGAACCTTCGCCCGCTTCGGGCTGACCGATCGGAGCGGAGTGCGCCGAACCAACCACCCCCCGCGGTGAAGCGGTGTTCGACGACGAAGTGGACTGCGCTTCATGTCAGCCTGAGTTCCATACGTTATCCAACCCGCCTATCAGCCCGCCCTGTCTCAGAAACTCCACAGCGACCGAAAGTCGGAAGTGATACTTCCCAACAGTGCCCTGCGGGTAGCGGTCCTCCAGCAGGATGATCGTCTGCTCGAACGGCCAGCCGTCGAACTCGGCGGTGAACAGGTCGTAGCCGTCCGGCAATCCGATCCCGTCGCCGAGGTCTGTAACCGGGGCAACTGTCGTCGTTGTCGGCACTGTCGTCGTCGCAACAGGTTCGGTAGTCGTCGTCGGAGCAACTGTTGTCGTGGTGGCAGGAGGCTCAGTCGTCGTAGTAGTGGTCGTGGTCGTCGGAGGTCGAGTTTCGACTGTATGAGTCGGCGGGTGGGGCAGGGGCAGGATCGGTGCAGCCTGCCAGACCCCAGCAGTACCTAGAGTGCACTGGTGGCCCCAGTTCGTATAGGCACCTACCCGCTCAGACCACCACGGGTCGTCGAACCGGAGCGCCTCACCCGACTGGTAGTTCAGATACCAGACTCGTTCATACAGCGGCCTCGGGTCTTCCGGGTCACACGGCGCGTACACCTGATCGTGGTCGGCGTTGGCATCCGGTAGCGCCGAACCCAACAGGACCAGCAGAGCCACGAATACGCCTACGACGAGTTTCCTCATTGTTCCTCCCAACAGGTTCGGCTCGGGTTCCAATGGTGTGGACCCGAGGTGTAGTAGAGCCACGCCGCTACAGCGACGTTCGCTTCTGGGTCAAATATGTTGGAGCCTTCCCAGCCCGCTGCGGTCGACCGCTCTGCCCAGAACCGGGCAAGGTGCTGGAACCAGCCAACAGCCAGAGCCGACGACACTTCGGCTGAGCCGACGTGGGAAGGCAAGGCGCTCGACTCGCACAAGGCGGCCCGAAGCGCCCACTCTTGATCCGCTGCCGTGTGGAAGTACCGGTCGACCAGTCCACCGAGCGTGAGAGCCGGACTGTCGCTAACGGGAATCGCCTGTGCGAACTCGGGGTAGAAGATGCCAACGGCCTGAGCAGGCCCGCCGAGGTAAGCCATGTGTGCCGACCGAGTGTTGGGTCCGTAAATCCCGTCGGCTGGTCTGAGGCCGAGCACTATCTGGAGTTGGAGAACGTCACCGCTCCGTTCGTACATCGCGTGCTGGCGTAGCGTGACGTCGTCACCTGTCTCGGGCAGCGTCGTCGTCGAAGTGCTAGTGCTCGTCGTTGCGGCGACCGTCGTGCTCGGCGTGGTACTCGTCGTCGTGAGGGACGTAGTGCTCGCGGTGCGAGAGGAAGTGGGACTCGAAGTGACTGTCGTGGGAATGTTGGGACTAATCGTGGGAATGTTGGGACTAATCGTGGGAATGTTTGGGACGACCGCAGCAGGCTCGATGCCAGTTCGTGCCGCTTCAGGTGGCGAGTCGCAGCGCGCCGCCCCAGTCGCGATGAGCACCAGCCCACTAGCAGCAGCAGCGACTCGGACGCCGATCACTTGTCGCCTTCCGGCAACGCTCTATCCAGCGGCTTTCCACTATCCAACGGTTCTCTACTAGCCAGCAGCACTTCGCGTCGCTGCTCCGCAACGAGCGCCTCATAGGCCTTCAGGAAATGGCTGCGCTCAACTCCGACTAACTGTGAATCGCAGACTCGCCGGTACCCGCCGATCGTGTCGAGGGCTGCCCCGACAGCCGGATGCGACCACGACGGCCTCTGAGTTCGACCTAGCCGTGAAGCGGCCTCTGTTATCTCCTGCCACGCTTCATACGGCGACGGTGGCAGCATCTTCCCGAGAGCACACAGGAGAGTACCCTCCCTGAGTTCGGCTACCGTAGGAAAGAACCGCGACAAGGCGACGCACTCAGTCGCGGCTGTAGTAAGCGGACCGGGTTCGAGGTCAGCCAGCATCTCTACATACACCTGTGCCGTCTCTTTCGGCAAGTCCCTGTTGTAGGCGGCGGTGAGCATGGCGAGTACTTTGATGACATCCTGACGGCTCATGGCTTCATCTCCGCTTCTAGTTGTTCCAGCATCGACCACGCCTTCGGACGCGGCCCGGTTCGTGCAGCACCGTCCCTTGCCATATCCCTGAATCGCTCAATATGTTCGGCGTCCCGGAGTAGCAACTCAATGTCGTTGTAGGTCTTCCCCCGGTCATTTTCTCCGCAATAGAACGGATCGTGTTTCCACCCGACAACCGCATCCACGATGTCCTCGGTCGGGTAAGCGTCGAGTGCCGTTCGAATCCGACGGCGGCGCTTCTCGTCGAGTTTAGTTCGTCCTGCCTGTCGGCCTGTAGCGGCAACCCAAGTGTCGAAGACCAGCCGGACTTCGTCAACTACCACTTCCTTACTATCCGGTTCTATTATCAAGTTCAATGGGCGCGCAGTTTCACGCGGGACGGGGCGCGTGGTTTCGTGCTCCTCCTCTCGCGCAGTTTCGTGCTCCTCCAGCACCGGCGTGTAGAGCGTGTAAAGCGGGGTCGTTTCCCTGCCCGACGGGTCGTGCCGGTACTCGACAGTCAGCAGCCCTACATCTTCGAGTTCGGCTCGCGCTCGTCGGATAGTGCCGGGGGCTGTACCCTCCGGCATCGACTTAGCGAGCGTCCGACGCGACGGCCAACATTGACGGTCGTCGTTGGCGAACACTGCTAGTCCTATCCACAACCGCAGGGCGGTAGGGGACAACCGAGCCGACAGGACGGTAGTGGGAACGACGACGACATCTGAGGCCTTCCAACGTCGTCGGAGCGCCCGCTGGCGCTCGCTCACGAGGTGTTGGCTTCAGCAGTCTCAGACGCATCGGCGGCGAGCGCATCGGCGACGAGCGCATCGAGGTCGGGCCGTGTGATAGCCGACCGGTCATCCCATGCTGCCTTGGCTCGCTCCTTGTCTCCGTCGTAGGCGGCGAGCAGTTCTTNCTTCGCCACTAGGACAGTGAGCACTTCGGGGAGTTCTATGACGGGAAGTTCTACGACATCCCCCGAAGCGTCAACGGCGGCTCCCAGTTCTTCTGGGACGTACCCAGCACCAAGCACGACGTCGGGAAACAAGACGCGGCACAACTTCGACACTGCNCGCCAAGTGAGCATCGCTTCCTCGTACTGCTGCCAGTTTTTCTTGCCTGCTAACCCGGCAGCCTGAGCGTCGGCGATCGTGAACGAAGCGGAGTGCTCGTCCTCTGTGTCGTGCCGTGTGCCGTGTGCTACGGCGACGCCGGGGCCGTGCTCGACAGTCACCGAATGGCCTGCCTGCCGGACTAGGCCGAGCATCGACTCTGGCCGCAGGCTCGCGGTGCCTTCGATGACATGGAACTGTCGCATCGAAGTCATCACATCCCAGCCGTAGGCGCGCCCGGCGAGGCCAGCAGCCACAATGTCAGCAGGCTTCTTCCGGTAGTCCCGTGGGATGATCGTTGAATCGGCCAACATGACCGATTGCCGCATTACGAGATCGAAGTGAGCGGCTTCGCTCATTGTCACAAGGTCGGTCACGACGTCACCTCCTCGTACCACTCGTCGTATGTGCGACCGTCGGTTCCGACGAGCGCCAAGTCGTTGGGGCGAGGGTAGTTCTGGCGCAGCACGTCGCCTTGAAAGGCGTCCATGATGATGCCCTCGCCGGTCACCTTCAGCGTTAGCAGCCGTCGCTCCGGCAGGCTGATGTGGAACTGGTGTTCGTCTGGGAGTTTCAGAACGTGCTCAATGGTCATCACAACTTCTCCGCTCCGGTGTACTTCACGCTGGGCACGAACTCCCGCGAGCAGAACTCGTCCTCGTCGACGCCGAGTTTCTTGAGTTCGCCCCAACGGGCCGATGCTGCGAAGCAGCGAAGGTGCAACTCGTACTTCACCGCATCCTCTGAGCGCATCTCTCCTGTGCTCTTGTCGATGCGGATATCTTCGAGGGCGGCGCACTTCGCCACATACTTGATCAGCCCTTCGTTGTCCACGGACCGTCGGGANAACCCTCCGGCTCGTTCGCANACGATGCCATTCGTGGTCACCACCCGCNTCAGGNCGTCTCGGTCCATCGCGTCGTGTGCTTGGCGTTTCCACGCCTTGACAATCGAGCGGATCACTCGTCCGGTGTTTTCGAGTTGTGCGATGTCCTCGATAAGGCCACTCAGGTCGCCCCAACGGTCGACTTCACAAGTCGTTTCGTCGAGTTCGGCGACGAGTGTCGCCATCACTTGTACTTGGTTTTCCATCTACTGTCCTCACGTCGCTGGTATGCCTAGTCCACCCTATCATAAGGCGGGCTAGGTGCAGCGTAGCGCCCGACGAGGACAGTCGCTATTGCTTCTTCGCCGCTGGCTTCTTCCCCGCCGGTTTCTTCACCGTCGGTTTCTTCACCGTCGGTTTCGGCTTGCTCGCCGCCGTCGGCGTCGCCTTCTTCGTCGGAGGGTGGAGCGTGGCTTCGAGGGCTGCCCACGTCTCCGGATTCACCATGCCAGAGTCCAGCACATCGGCGGTCCGCTGGAAGGCAACGACTGCTCGTAACGTGCTGATACCGAATCTGCCGTCGGCAGGGCCGGGGTGGTAGCCGAGGCTCCTCAACGACTGTTGAAGGTACTCGGTGTCGATTCGGTTGGCCTGCGTATGCCGCAGGAAGGCTCGCGTAGTCATGGCTCCACTCTACTCATCGTCGGTCAGGTCGTCCGGCTTCGGTGTCGTGCTCACAATAGATGCCGACTTGTCGCCAATCGGGAGCACCGATGCACAGTAGCCCTTGACGATTGACAGAGCGCCGGGAGCCGCAGCGACCGCCAGCGCCTTCATACCCGACAGGCTCATGTCGGTCATCGTTCCCGCCAGCCACAAACCGATAACCGCNTGAATGTAAGTCATCACGGCCCGCTCGGCCACGTCCTTGAGTTGGTCAATATCCAGTTTCATCTCTGTCTCCGTTTCAGGTGAAAAATGCGTCCCATACGACGGCGTTCACAGTCCCAGTTACGCTCAGTGCTCGTTGCTTCTGAAACCGTTTCACCGCCGCCCTAGTCTTTCGTCCGAAGATACCGTCTGCTGGCCCACACTCGAATCCTAGAGCACCGAGGCAAGACTGTGACGTCTTCACCGCCGCGCCTCGCGAGCCACGCGTCAAAGGCGACTTCACAATCGCTGCTCGCTGTGCCTTGATGGCGGCCAAGATACCAGCCCAGTCCACTGTTGGCTCCGGTTCGTCGGGCTGCTCGGCGCGCCTACCGGTAAGAGCCGGAGCAGGGAACCAGTCAGCACCTGCTCGGGGTTGATGGTGCCACCATTCGCGAGCCTTGATAGTGGGCACGACGCCGTAAGTGGCAGCGATCGTGTTGATGTCCGGCTTCGAGATTGACCGGGACAACTGGTGCAGATCAACGGCGTAGCAGAACCCGTCCAACTGCTCCATGTGCCACGATCCACGCCACATGCCCTTGCCGTCTGATCCTTTCGGGCCAAACCGACGATCCGGGTTGGCGGCCAAGTTGCCTCGCCCTGCCTTGTAAGCGCGGTAGAACCGCATCTGGGTGGCGTAGGACCGGCACGCCGAGGAGACTGCCACGCGGTTCTTGATTCGCGAATCAGAGAAGAACGCCTCCAACCGGGTCACGAACCTCGGGTGCAACAGGTCGAGTTGGACGCTCGACTTCGTCGTCGGGATCTTCACACTCATGGGTCACCCGCACTGACAGGGCANCCCGTCACACTCGCGTGCCATTCAAGGTGCCGGTGGAAGTCCTTNCGAACCTCTTTCACATCNGCCTTGACCTCGCNNACNTCNTCGACCAAGCCCTGCATTCGAACCGTGTTAGCGTCGCCCCGGACTGTCAGTTCCCGCCGGAACCGGGAAGCGATCACGGTGAACACGCCGGTCACAAGTGCCGCCCCAACCAACCCGATCGCGCCAACCCATTCCATCAGGTCACCCGAGCACGCAGGCGATGTCAGAGATCAGACACTTCTTCGTCGTGTTATCGGTGACATCCTCGATCACGATGTAGTCCGCAACGACGCCGGTCACCGACGTCAGTTCGTTGGCGTCCACCGCCAAACTGACCGACCCTGAACTGCCACCCCCGGAGAGTCCATCCCCGGCAACAACCTGTGTGATGTCGCCGGTAGGGACTTGATCGACTCGCTGGTTGATGCGTCCACCCATGACTTCCTCCTATCCGAAGTACGTCACGAAGATCGTACTATCAGATCCTCCTGCCCGAATGAACTTCACGCTTTCTACGCTGTTGAATAACTCAAGCACCGAGTACGGGTTCAGGTAGTGGCCGGTCGAAGCGGTCGGTGTTCCCCACCGGACGCGGATCGCCTCCGCACCGTTCGTGACCAGAGCGGACAGCGCCCCGGTGGCAACCGAAGCCAACGGGACCGCCGTGTTGGATACAACCAACTCCTCGTCACCCTTCAGCACCCCGTAGTCTGAGGCTGCGGACTTGGCGCGACTCATATCAAACTCCTTCCGGTCTTGTCATTCGGTGACCTCCACCCATGAGGTCGTCGCCTCGTCCCATTCCATTATTCAATGTCCTCTGGTGGTACTGGCCCTGAAATGCGCCCGTCAGGCAGGACCTCGGCGTCCTCCCAGAGCGCCTGACAGAACGTGAGCGCCTGCGCCTCGGTCTGAGTCGTGACATCCCATGCTTCCAAACCCGTCAGGTCGGTAATCTGGGTCAGGTAGCCGATGCGGTAGCCGTCGTTATCGACGGCCCACGACGCCTCAGCGCGACCGCCACGATCAGCAATAGTCCCCTCGGGGCCAGTCCCCGATGTTCCATCGTCAGATAGTTTCCATTTGAGGTAG